AAGTACCTCCGTGGTAACTTCAGGAGCGATTCAACACTGGGATGACACATAAAGCCAGGTACTAGAGAGACTCTCCCGAGCGTCTCGTTAGTGTACAAGGCAACGCCTAGCTCGGCCTCTGGCTCGACCATATCCTGGTCGAATTTCGGGGCCTTGACAAACGTTGTGTAGAGGTGCCCTGCGTACCCGGCGCGAAGCTGCCGGTCCTTCATTCGGGGCTCATAGTCACCAAGGAGGTGACCATCACCACGGCCATCAGGGCCGTAGATCCGCAACTCAGGATGGATGTACGCGAGGACCTTGAGGGCCTCATCGTCCATCCCGCGCCGCACGTAGAAATTGTGCAGCACGAACAGGGATGCCGGGGACACCCACTTCTTTTGGAAGTAGGGCCTGACATCGATTCCCTTGTGGAAATCAGCCCCACACGATTCCCTAAACGGGCCGTTGTGGTATGACTTCAGTTCATTGGGCATGAAGCCCACAGCCTTGAGGAGTTCAACGAGGTCGCTGAATCTCGACGAGGGGAGGATGATGTCGTCTCCGTAAACGGAAACGGTCTCACCCTTCTCGCAGACTGCCGATGTGAGAGCCCAGAAGATCAGGGTCTCAAGAGGGAACGTATAACCGTTCCCCATCGATGAAAACTTCTCCAGTGAGTAACGTGTGGTGAGCGTGATGCTCCTGCACGTCGTCTCTCTCACAATATGCCCTGTACGGGCACGGGCGAGAAAGGAGGCCCACTCCAGAGGGAGAAGATGATACACTAGCTCGGTAGCTATTGTATCTGAGGCTGACTTCAGGTCGAGGGTTGCTAAAGCCCCCGTAATGGATCCCTCACGGGCGAGGCGTTGATTCCTCGTCTGGTCCCGGATGTCCAAACCTACGCGTCGGATCAGCACCGCTAACAAATCGCCTTGGGCGAGTTGAACCAGCCCGTTTAAGGGCGGCTCTGTTACGGTTGCTCGAAGGATCTTAGCGTTCTTCGGGACGAACTCGAGCTTGCCATCCATGATCTGGACGGGGATCGAGTACCAGCTCTCTTCCTCAGATTCGACATAGGCCGAAGCCCACGCCCTACTGAGGGCTGGCAGCTCACCCAGTACCGCAGCTGCGGCTGGGAGTAGCTCTTCGCTACACGCGACCCCATCGGCTAACTTGCGCCGAATGGAGGCAAAACGCTTCCTGGTAAGCGTCGTAGCACCCTTCCCGAAACGGTACTGTAACCCAGTGAAATCGGGTTCCGAGTACGCCAGCAAATCGGCGATTTTCCGCGTCGCGATGTGTAACCACCGCTCCACGCGAGGAGAGAATTGGAATTCTCCTCGAGCCCAAAGCCGGAATATCTCGTTCGTCTCCGAACAGAGCGCTTCGGCACCATCAAAGACCGCGAGAGTCTCAGCTTCTTTGTTGACACCAATGTCAACGTTCTCGAGTTTCGAGAAGAAGGCCACAGCCTGACGGCAGTGGTAGAGCTCAATCGGATCCCACCGTTCATCCCGAACGTCGATGGTGTAAAGACACAGCTCCTTTAGCTTATCCGCCTTGATCAGGCGGGCAATCCTAGAGCCCTCGGGCCCTCCCTTGAGGGCGTGTCCGAGTGCAAGTTCCCTTAGTACGTCAAGAGACTCGTTGGGGGTGTATTCCTCTAGCCAGTTGTTTATCAACCGCATATCTAACTCCTTAAGAAGTGAGGAAGATCAAACCAGCAGAACGCTGGATGCGCCGTGGCGCGCTGAGTCGTCAGGAGACGAAGATCAGCTGATCGAACAGCTCGGCAATCGGGCCAGTTGTGACAGGGACGACCGAGGTCGAAATCCCGCCCAACAGGTTCGTCACCATCTGGCGGACAAGCCGCCGCTCGGTGACGGTCGACCGCGGATCGAAGAAACCCACCGCCCCGCAAGCGGGGATGTGGGCGATCTTCGGCGGCGCCGTGTAGCCCTGAGCGTTCACACCCGAAACGGCCTCCATCACGGGGACCATCACGCGCGCTTCGACGCGCCAGACACCTGACTTCAGCTTGCGCTTGGTCGTCATCACGCGAATTTGCGCGTAGTCTGGGACGCCGGTCAACGATTCCTTCCACATGGCGGTCAAGAGCCCCTCGATCTTCTCGATGGA